TGAAAGGCCGCTTCTTGTCGTAAGCCCTAGCAGTAACACCAAACTCATCAATGGCCTTGCCCATAACCGCAAGCTTACGCTGCAGCGCGAGTTCATCCTGTTGACGCGCTCGTGGCGTATAATTAATGCCAGAAGACCTAACGCTCTTCAGCTTGCGTTCATTATCCTTAAAAGGATTACGAGACCAGTTATCAATACGCTCACCGATGCCAGCAAGTTGCTGACCCGCACGACGCTTGACAGTGCTGATGGTATTATCAATAAAGCGACTAAATGTAGACTGCTGCAACTCTTTCTCAACTTTAGGCTTTTGACGCGACAGAGATTGAATAAGAGCCATAGGATCAGTTTGACGTACAGGTGGGAGATTATCGAAGACAGCTGTCATTGTGCCGTCCACCGCTCCACCATCCTTAAAGGCAGGAAGAGACTGACCATTATTTATGGCTTCAAGTAAACCACGATTAGCGCTGGTTGCTCGTGCATTAACCACGAACTCACCATTAGAAAGACGAGCAAGAATGCTATCAGAAGTACCAGTACCTTCACCACGAATATGACCGCCCTCAGCTTTCTTAACCTTAGGATCAAGCTTCTTAGGAGCATCACTGGCCATAGGCACGTCGGAAGGAGGCTGCTTATCAGGTACAGTACCACCCAACCATTGCGGAAGTACGTTACGAATCTTCTCGATGATACGCCCAAACTTGTCCGGCAGTTCTGAGAAGAATTTAACGGGGTCGTTCCACACTTGCTTGATGTTGTCTACAATCGTGTTGAAGATACCCTTCACGGTATCCCAATGCTTCATCAGTAGATAAATACCTGTGATTACAGCCGCCACAATTGCCGCACCAAGAATAATCGGGAAAGCCGCAGTACCAGTAACGAAGGTAGTCGCCATCTGTAGACCCTGAGCGATCGCCGCCGCAAGCATAGGAGCCCGAGCAGCAACAACACCAGCCATCCAGCTAGCTACCTGCATTGCCTTGAGACGAACAGCAGTATCAATAAGAAGCAGCGTGTTCCAAATTTTCTGCAAGGCGGCAACACGAGCAGCCTTAGTGGCTTCCCAAGCCCACTCAGCAGCTTTACGAGCGGGCCAAGTAATAACCCACGCAGTCCAGTAAAGGGCACGACCAGCGTTAGACATCAGACCAGTGAGAGCCTGACCCGCTAGCGAGCCGAGCATTGCACCAGCGGCTTGACCACCGGCCATAGCACCGAGTTGATAGAACAGACGCTTAAAGGTAGGCAATTGCATACCGGCCAAGACATCTTTGGTGAATTCTTGCGAAGCCTTATCGAGCTCGCCAACCTTGATTTCACCTTCCACAACTTGCTTAGCTTGTTCGCCAGTCAGCGCCTTACCACCCATAGTAACCTTATCGTTACCAGTAATGTTCTTGGTGGCCTGTGCCGTACGTTGCTTTTGAGCGTACTCAGCCGCTTCGTTACCAAATTGCAAACCAAAGCCGGTGCCGATAACACCGCCAACAAGCGAACCAGTATTAGTAATACCTTCACGCATCTTCTGCGTGCTCTCGCCCATTTTCTTCTTAGTTTCTTCGTAGGCTTTCTGACTAGTCTTTAGTGCCTTTTCAGTAGTGTTGGCAATACGATCGCGCACCCCTTGCTTGGCTACAACACTATCTTGCATAGTTTGCGCACCAACAAGACGACTTGAAGCACCAGCGTAGCCAGTAGGAAGCTGCCCAGTCTTAACTGCGAGTTTAGCAGCTGCTTCACCCATCTTGTTACCGGCAGTGTCAGTAGCATTAGCCAAGTGTGACAGAGCGGACTCGAACCGGCTCTTAGCCATGTCCAAATCGCGATCTGCAAGGCCAACAGACTTAGTCACATTGCGTGCTTGCCAGTTAACGGCTGCACCCTGCCCCGCAGCCGCGACACGATTTGCCACGCCTGCACCAAACTGAGAAGGTGCAATAGCAATTGCTTTAGCCATGTTCATGAAATATTCACGACCGGCCTTGAACAGCAGAGAGAACTTAGCCACCAGAGCAAGGAAGCCAAAAGGATCACTCGAAATGCCCTTGCCCAGAATGAGCTCAATACCCTTATTCAGATACTTGAGGAACATACCAGCTAGGTTAGTAAAGAAGCGATGCCATAATTCAACATCCATTGCACGAGCGCCGAACGCCAAAGCAGCAGTAGTGAAGAGCCAAATGGTCGCTGAACGAACAGGACCAGCCTTCATGGCAAGAGTCAACGCGCCTACACCCGCGGCAGTCATACCAGCGGTGAGAGCAGCTTGTTTATCAGAAGGAATGTGTAGTTTGTCTGCTAAGAGATTGCGTTGCAGCTTACGAGTCTTGACTTCACCTGTCCAGGGATTCTGCTCACGACGATCGAAATTGCCGCCGAAGAAGTCTCTGAACTTGAAGCCAGCTTTACCGGCTACGTCTTGTACCTTCTTGACAACAGGGTTAGCCTTAAACTTTTCTACGGCGGGTTCAGAAGCAGTTTTAACTGTAGTCACAGTCGCTTTCGCGGGAGCCTTGATAAAACGATTGATGGCGTCCGAGAGCATGTTAACGCCCTTGTAGAAGACATCCATAGCACCGTCTACAGTAATTTCGCCCTTGACAGCCTTGTATCCACCAATACCCAGACCAATAGCGCCAGCAGCAATTGCGAGCTTCTTGATCATGCCCATACCAGCGGTCAGTGACTTGAATGGGTTGATACCCGCAAATACGCCAGCGGCGAGTGTACCAAACTTCTTGACAAAGCCCAGAGGCGCGCCAATAAGCTTAGAAGTCCACGCCAACACGCCAATAACAAGATCAGGAATGTAAGAGTGACCGATGACCACATCGTACAACCACCAGAACCAGTGAGCGGCTTGCTGTGCCCAACTCTTGATAGTCGTCAGAGCGGTGTCAAGATTAGGAATGAACTTGTTGATGTCTAGCACAACAAGACGATTAAAGAGAGACGTGACATCCTCCCACATCTTCTTAAAGAAGGAGACAATATCAATGCTACGCAGCTTATCTAGCCCAGAGCGAACCATGCCCAAAGCACGTTGATAGAGAACGCCGTAATCAATCTTAGAAATCAAAGCCTGCATGCGCTGGAATGAGGCCAGTACAGCGTTATTAGTCTTCTCAATGTAATCAGCAATACCTGCCGTGACGTCGCTCTTGCGCATCCAAGCAAGGAAAGAGAAGAACAGAGCACTACTACCAATATAAATTTGGTTGGCGTATTCAGCCAGCATATTGTATAGTGCTTTTGCGTAAGGCTTAAGCTTCTCAACTACAATGTTGAAAGCTTTCCAGATGCCAGCCGGACCTTCCTTGATTGCGTCCCAGATGCTCGTAAAGAACAACGTAGTGTCAACCATGAAAACAAAGGCAGCAACTTTAGCTTTTAGCAAGTAGACCATAAAGTTCTGAGCAAAGTCAGCAATGCCAATAGCCCAGTTATTAATCATTTCTGCTGGACCGCCACCTGCGCTGCTGAAAGCACCTAGAACAGCGTTGAAGAGCATTTTAAGTGAGTTGCCAAGATTAAGAAAAGCTTCACCGTAAGTGATGCTCAGCTTTTTGAACTTACCGTCAATAGCGTCAGTCTGTCTCAGGATTGCGCCGAAAACATCTTTAGCGTACAGCTTACCTGCGTCACGGAGTTTATACAACTCGCCGAGACTGATGCCCAAACCGGCAGTAATCTGACGAGCCAAAAACGGAGCGTTCTCCATCACAGAGTTAAACTCATCACCTGCTAGCTTACCAGAGGCAAAAGCCTGGGACAGCTGAGTGATGGCGGCTTTGCTTTCTTCGGCACTAGCGCCAGAGATACGGAAGCCTTCATTAATAGTACGAGTGACAGTAGCGATCTGTTGCTGGCTAGCGCCTAAGTCCTTTGAAGCCAGACTAAGCTTCGTGTAGAGATTCGCCGTGGTGTCGAGACCAGTACGAGTCTTGACTGCGATGTCATTAATCGCGTACATCGCGATACGCGCCTCAGATTGAGACTCCGCGACAGAGTTAATCCTGTTCTGCAAGTTAGTGTAGCTGTCGGACAATTTAATGATTGCCGACGCAGAACCTGCAGCGCCTACACCGAAGGCAATTGCCTTACCAATAGAATTAATTCTATTCGACAACCCTTCGCTGGTCTTTTGGATACCCTGCACGGAAGCCTTCAACTCACCGAGATCCTTGCGTGCTTGCGCCGAATCAGACAGTGTTTGAATTACAATTGCCATGCTAATTCCCAAAAATAAAACCCAGGATCCTAAGACCCTGGGTTCGATGGCATGACCGTGGCAATAGAGCCGACGGGTTTGCCGTAACGTAAAGCTATCGATTCAATAAAGAACGAAGGTGCCTGTTTAGAGGAACCGCGATTCAAATATTCGATGTAGCTTGCATCATTTACAACTCGAAACCTGGGATATAATCCATCGATTTTCCACCTAGACCGAGCGTACCCAGTAAGTATTGGTGTTGATGCCTCTAGCATCACGAGCATCGACGCTAATCTACGCCGCATTTGCTGTTCAGTTATTTGTGTCTGCTGTTTTAAAACAGACTTGAACGTCTGATCAATTCCTTTCCAGACCATTTTCATTTTAAAGATCCTTCAAGAATTCGACCTTGTCGCCACCCTTCGCTTGCATCATCATCATGTGCAGGAAAGTACCCGCACCAGGGACAGCTTTGTTTTGAGTAGCTTCCTGATGCTTCTTTATCTTATCGAGGGAGTCGAATAGCTTATGACCTTCGGCCTTGACACCTGCCGCACGCAGCATCATGTAAGTCCTACGATCTTCACGCCAGCCCACAGGTCGCTCTTCAAAGTATTCCAACCAGAGTACGTACTCTTGGTAGGTCATTTCTTCAAGCAACTTATAGACAGGCGTGTGTAACTGCAGAGCTAACTCAAAGATGGGCCTGAGCTCATCAGTAAGTTTTACTTGGAGTTTGGGTCCATACCCGCGTACTTGAGCACTTCATCCGACAGCTTGTTCAAATCATCCATGGGAAACTGTTGGAAGTCCTCCTCGGAGAAATCAGAAGCTGCGGGCACGCCGACAGTAACCACATGGCGCAAAAGCGCGAAACCTGCCTCGGGATTATCGGCATCAGTATCACGCGCAAGGCGCTGAATCTCGGTGCACTCAGCAAGAGTGAGCTTGTTGATGACAATCTTCTTGCCCATGAACGGAACCGTCTTAGTGGTCCGAACATTAATCAACTCGCGGAGGTTATTGACAACGTTATCGTTAGAGCGGGTATTAGCCATTTGAATTATCCTTGAATTCTGCAGCGTACTCAACCTGGAACTGGTCCACGGCATTGCGCATATTGTGTAGCACCATAAGCGTTTCCATTACTTCCTTGGACTTCTCAGGGATGTCCTTGAACTCTGGCCAACGTTCGTTAGTCTTACGGATGCTGATATCGATACACCGACGCATATGACGAGCGGTGGCGCGAAGAACATAACTCTTCGTATAAGGCGTTGAATCCGCCATTTGATTTTCCTTCATAGAGAAATGGGGAGAGCATTTACCCTCCCCATCCTTGTGATCAATTAGACGGTGAAGCCGCCGTACAGATCACTGAGCATCGAGCAAGTCAAAGTCGCCTGATTGGCGTCCGTGAGCTGCGGATTGTACTGCAGTGCTTCCACCTTACCGAGGAAGTAAAACAGCGTATTCGGGATAGTACCAAGCTCAGCGGCCTTTGAGCCGTAAGCAGCGGGCTGCGCATTGAGCAGAGCAAAACGGAAATAACGAACAACGCCGTCAGCAACCATGTTACCGAGCAACTGCGTGGCAGCGCCCTTAGCCCAATCCGAGGCGACGTAGTTAAGCGTAAGCTCAACAGTCGGCGCATCAGCCTGACCCTGAATCTGCGAAGACGTACGCGAGCCGTAACGCGGAACGTTAACGATATTCGCCGGAATACCCATAGCAGGGAACTCGCGAATGTTCTGGACACGAATGAACGTACCAGCTGCCTCAGTACCGCCAACGGCAGCGATTTCAGTTGCGAAAGCAGCCGTGAGCAGTGCCTCCGTCTGAGCGCCAGCAATCACAGCCGCCGAAATATCAGTCGCGGGCGATGCAATCGAAAAATCCGAGAACATGCCAGCGCCGATGGAATTAAGATGAGCCATCAATTTACTCCAAAGTGAGAGAACGGCAGAGAATAAATTGTACGTGATAAGGCTTGATTATCCTTGTCGCGCTCTTGCCGATCCATAGAACTGTTAAACAGTTGCGTTTGACCCACAGACTTATACTGTAAGTGCTTGTCTAGTTTGTCTGCTATGTTGGTCGAGGAGTCTGGCCCTTCGCCCCAAGCAGTGAATATTTCTACCAGCAATACTCCGGAAAGAGACGAAGCATTTAGCGGGGGTCCACTTGGGACGATGGTAACTCTGACGAATGGTGGATCACCTTTCTCGCCTTTGAAGTTATTGGGAAATACTCGTACATCGCTTTTTAACTGGTTCAATAGATTAAAGATGTCAGTTTGCGCGCTAGAGTACTTACCCACGGTACACCTGCAGTATGGTGGTAGCACCACTGTCAAAGATAACCGGACCCACGTTCCACTTCTGACCGCCGAGCGAGCAAGTATCATAAAGATCAAGCTCTGGGATCGTGCGCATCAGTAGTTTCTTGTAAGTCACTTCCTTCTTTTGCTCTGTTTGGATAACCAACAAACGAACAGTCTTATCTTTGTCAGACGTTACTGTAACTTCAGCATTACTGAAATTATAGTCTTCACCTGACTTAAGATTAAACGTTGCTGTTGTCATTAAGCTGTCAAGCTTCTTAAAAGCGTTGGTCAGCTGTTTGTCGATTAACTTACCATAGTCACTCAATTAGCCCTCCACCAAATCGGGCCACCTCCGTAGGCACCACTAGATTGAGTGTAGGGACCGATGTAAACCTTGACTATTTTAGGCAAGAGCTCTACCGGCTGCAACGTTTGAAGCTGCACAGGTCCAATAACCAGCGACTCAACTGACTCTTCTTGAATCAGCAGAGAAGGATTGGCCAGCAAATGAATGGCAAGTTCGTATAGTGCCCATAAGATTCTTTGAGGAATCACAGGGCCACGGTAACCTTCCAAGTACCGAGGAAATGCTGCAAGCGATGAAACAGGACGTCCCATCCACTCCATAGAGTTGAGGATATTGGCGGCAGTGGTAAGACTGGCAACTTTGTCAGCCTCGCCACTACCTGTCCAAACTACACTATTCAACCTTGTGGAGAAATAAGCGTCCGCGTCATCAACAGTGCTGTCAGTGACAACGACCGCCATTTGCTATTAGCCGTGGAAGATCGGGAGAATGCCCATCGTGAGCACGCTCGAAGACTTGCGACGGAACACGCTCTCAACGGTATCTTCGTTCGAGTTTGCACTCACCGAAGCGTCAGTGATCGGAACGACAATGTTGCTGTCGCCAACAGTGACACCGCTGTAGTCACGAGGACCAGTGAACTTCGTGTCCGGACCACGCCAGTCATAACCAACCGGGTGCGCCACGTAGCCCCAACGATACCAACTATCGGTCGAGCCGCCACCGTGGTAGCTGGACTCATCCGTGTTAATACCAACCGGCTTCGGAATAGCGATAGGCTCCATAGCGATAGCGCCAGGGAGAACCATGAACGAAGTGCGCGTACCGACAATGTCAACACCCGAACCACCGTTGATGGCACCAAGTTCCTGAGTCGTGAACGACGTATTCACGCGGCTCGTGATAAGACGGAACTTACCCGAGAACAAGGTCTCGAAATCAATCGAACCGTCGGTGACACGATCACCGTCCAGCAGGTTAGCCGAACGCAGCGCCGCCAAAGTAGCAGGATCGACCACAAAGTAAGCGTACTCAGGCTCGTAATCCTTCCACGCCATACCAAGGGCTTCGACCAAGCCGAAGACACGCTTTGCACCCGAACCAGTCGTCTCAACCAGAGGCTGAGCACCCAGATCGACGTAGAAGCCGTAGTTACGGTTAGTCGGATCGTTGTCGAAAGTCTGACCACCAAGGCCAAGGCTCGCGCCTTCAACCGAAGCAGCACCACGGAACGCTTCCGAAACCGCAACGCCCTTGAGGATGTCGAGGATCGTATCGTTTTCATCCTTGCCACGCGCGTTGGCAAAGCCGTCTGCGACCTTCTTGAGGGCGTCTTCTCCGGTGACCAGTTCAGTCAGGTCAACCTTCATCGCACCCGTCGTACGGACAGTCTTGATGTAGCGCAGGAAGTCCGAGCTGTAGTTGGACGGAATACCGTCAGTCGGATCGACAAGCGAGGCGACGTTGATGATCGGATTCATCGGCGTGTGCCAACGCATCTGACCACTGAAAGTCTCTTGCTTGGTGTCAATCGTGCTGTTACGCGAGACGAAACCAGAGTTCGAAAGGCGCTTAGCGTCAGTGTAAGCCTCTTCTGCGTAAGCACCAATAGCCTTCTGCAGAACGTAGTTGTTGCCTACACCGTCAGTGAAATTCTCGGGCATTCATTGTACCTTTAAAAATTATAGTTTGCCTTCTGCGGCAAGCTTTAGAACTTCGGCAACGGTACGATCACGCAGCTTCTTAGTGCCTGTGTCGACTTGCTTTTGTCCTTTGTTCTGGGGTGTCTGAGTACCCTTATTTTCCTTGGCAGGGAACAAGAAAGCGTTGTCTTCGTCCTCAACAAAGGACTTGATGTAATCAGCAATGGACTTGCCAGACTTGTGAACCCACTCACCTTTCTCGTTCTCAACGAGTTCAGAGATGACATCACGTTGGGCAGTTTTCGCAGCACGTTCATTACGGAAAGTAACAGTAGACAGAGACTGTTGCACAGTATTGTCACGCCGAAGCTTAACAATCTCTTGCTTGAGTTCTGAAATCTCATCGTCCTTGTCTTTAAGACGACCCTCGTAGTGCTCGTTTGTCTTGCCTTCCGTCTTGAGTTTTTCAAGTTCGGCGTCCCGCTTTTCCTTCTTCAACTTTTTGACTTCCTCAAGCGCGTCGTCACGTGCTTTGTACGCCTTATTCAAGTTATCTTTGATAGGGGCGAGGTCGTCTTTATCTTCCTTTTTCTCGATAGGAGTACCGTCTTCGTTCTTTTCAGGATCAAAGTCGGGGTTATCGATCATCTGACCCTGATTGTCGGGGTCTTCAATCTGCTTCGGATTAGGTGTATCAGCCATTTTTCTTCCTTAAAGGGCACAGCCCTGACGACGCAAGCACAGCAAGCATCAGGATTCGATTAGAAGTGAACTAGGTGAATTCACTCCTGGGTTAAATTAACGGGGTAGCACTAAGCTATCGGTTGCTCAGTCTTAACCTTCCGTTTACGGTGTGGATGCTTTTCTTCAATGAAAGTCATAATCTCATCCACGATAGATTGAAGCAGGTACGCTTCTGCTTCTGCGCCAGGCTTACGTTCACCAATGTGGTTCCATAAATCCTGCACAACGTGCATTGCTTCATGCGCCGCCACGCCTGCAACCGAGTAAGGATTCCAGCTGAGCTTATCAGACAGAAATACAACACTGGCGATGTGGCCTGATTTATGATTTATATAGTTGAACGTTGTTGCCTTACCGCTAGGTAAATGACGATCCTGCTCATTAATATCAAGATGATCCCAAATTGCGTTGAGATCATCCTGATTATCGACAATGGCAAGATGCATCGGGTAGACGGCGTAGTTAACCCACGCCGTACCATCCTTTGTCATCTTCAAATTCCTCGCTAATTGTTTCGAGAATATCTTCTGCTTTCAAGATATCTTCATCTGTAATCACACGGCCGCCAACAACGCTGCGACCAGCAACAGGGATAAGACCTAAATCTTGAGCTTCATCCAAGTATTTCTTGTAGAGCTCATCTGGAAGACCACGCGCTCGTAGCTCGTTTAGAGTAGCCTTAATTGACTGCTTGCCCACGAGGTCAGCGTAAATTCCTCTAAGAGCATTTCGTCCGTTTTGCATTTGTCCGATGTTGGTGAAGAACGCGTCGTGGATAGTGCTCGTCCCGACACCATTCTTGCGGCCCCACAAGTGGAATCGCTTGACAATGACTGCGTCGTTTGAGTGGTTGCCGTTAACGGCGAATGCAGTTCGAGCTCTAGTTGCGTCGGCAATGTCATTAATCTTTCCTGTCTTATTGACAACCTGCTCCCACCACGTAGCCTCAGTTTTCTGAGGAATGTGTAGAATGTTGGTCATCCACTCGCCGTTCTTGTCCTTGTAACGTAAACGCTCTTCGAAAGATTGAGTGTAGTTCTGTTCGAGCACCTTACCATCAAAGTTAACCCAAGGAATATTTGTCCAGCTAGCGGGTAACTTGTTGGCGTTGGAAATCTCTAGAATGTTCACTCCGCCCACGTACTTGACTTCAACCTTCAACAGAGGACCACCAACGGCACGATCCTTAGGTGCCTCTACACCGTAGATAAGATCAGCAAGGTTACCATTGGGTTGCCAGAAACCAAAACGCTTGAGCACTTTCTCACTGACAGGCTCTCCTGCTTTAATGCCCAGAATTCTGCTGACATTGTCGGGCAGAACATAACCACGTTGACGCTGACCCAACAGCTGTGTCTTGGCAATCAGCTTCCAATCAAAGTCAGCGTTGGAGGGCTTGGCGTTGTTGATGTAGTCCTGCGCCAGACGTCCAAAATAGCGAGTGAAGTCTTTTAGAATAGGAACTTCGCTGGCCAAGTACTCAGACATAATACGAGCGATGTTTTTAAAGTCATCGGGCGTCACAACCTTGTCGTAACTCTGTGACAACTTCTCAACTAACTCGCGAGTCTGCGGAGACAGAAAATAAAGCTGATCAAGAATTTCGTC